TGTTCAAATTGCAAAACTTCTTAAGGAACGTAAAACCATGACAATCCTTGACACGATAGATACAATAATGAGTGTGATTGATAATATGTTGTTTTATGCTATGCCGGCTTATATAAATTTTTATGGTAATCAATCTCCAGTTCCTAACACACAACCTAAACCAATAGACCTCCCTAATTCGTTATTTGGTACATATACTGAAGTAAATTATATTGACTCAAGTCCTAAGTTTGTATTAATGTATGTGGGGAAAACATCAGAACACCCAAAATCAAATAACAACACTGTATTATATAATGATGATAGTTATGATTTCAGAAATCCGTCAACATGTCCCGTTAGGATACCTGTAACACCACCATATAATTTTTCACTATCAAATAAAGTAGTTGCATTTACAGTTGATTTTGGAATACAAAATCAAAATATGTTTACAAGTTTGGAGTTAGGTATGGATGAAAAAAAACCTACAGGAGCAACATTTTTGGTGAGAGACCAAATAGCTAATGGTGTAAACGGTGACCAGATTTCTCAACAAACATCATCTATATATTCTTTATATCTAAGTTCTTCTTATAGTTGTACAGTTACTTCGTTGGGTAATGTGATGATACAACCAATGATGTATTTTAATTTAAGACATGTACCTCTTTTTTATGGGTCTTATCAAATTTATAGCATTGAGCATAGAATAACAAGACAGGGATTCGAAACAACATTCAAAGGAACAAGAATGCCAATATATGAGTTACCGAAACCTGAAAGTATGGCAACGTACATTAAACAAAACTATTTAGAAAAATATAAAAGTATTGCATTACAAAAACCAAACCCTATTTCTGCGGTTTCAGGAGCAACAACTTCTTTAGATCAACCTGAAGCTGTTGGTACAACTTTGAAACCTGAAGATGAGTGTCAATTACTTGTTAGTTCTAAATATGAATCATTACCTTTTGTTGCGATTTCAAGAAGTAGTTTAACATTTGTTCAGTTGGCTAATTTAATAAAAACATTACCTTCATTAGATAAAAATATAGGTATTACTTTATTCGTTATTGCAATTACAAGATCTTCTAATGGGTTCGAAGAAAACTTAGTACAGCCAATTAATAATAACCTATTTGAGTTGACGGGAATAAATACATATAGCGACGACCCAAAATTAAATTCATTGGTTTGTACAAGTATAGATAATGTAACTAACCCACTATTTTCATTTGACCAACCAATTGATTCTATACAAATTGCTTACAAATTGTATCAAAATTTAGGTCCTATAATAACTGAATTAAAATTACTAAATATTGGTAATGATTTGGAAACAACTAAAGAATCTATCGCTCAGTTCATAATCGCAACTTGGGATACTGGATACGGATTTACAGGAAAAAGTGCTAGTCAAATAAAAGACTTCGTACTTCAAAATGTACAAAACGAAACAATCCTACCAAACGTTTACAACGCATATAAAGAATTAGTTGGGTTAGCTACTACGTACTTCCCATAATTTTATAAACAAACGATATATTTATATATAAAATAATATGAACATGAAAGCACTTTTAGACGACTATCTAAAAAAAGATACAAGAATCACTCAAAAGGATAACGGAAACGGGTATCAGGAAGTTTGTGATTTAGATACCGGTGATTGTTACACAATAAGAATGAAAGACGGACTTATTGAAAGAGTTGACAATACTATGAAAACTAACAGAACATTAAAAGTCGAAACACCAACAGGTGTTAAGACATTACTTAACGGTTAAAATTAACGTAATGAATATTGATAAAAAAATTATAGAAGAACTTAAAAGGTTCAATCAAATTAATTCTTATATTTTAAAAGAACAAGTTGATGCACCGGCACCTGAAGGTGAATTACCACCGGCACCTGAAGGAGAAGTGCCACCAGCACCCGAAGGAGAAGTGCCACCAGCACCTCCGGCTGGTGATGCGACATCTACAGAGGCACCACCCGCTGAAGAAGTGGCAGAACCAATAGATGTTGAATCTGACCCTGATGTTGAAGAGGTTGACGCTGAAAAAGAAAGTGTTGAAGGTGAATCTGAAGAAATAGATATTACTGATTTAGTTACTAACCAACAAGAAATTAAAACAAAACAGGATGAGTTCATGGATGGTATGTTCACTAGATTAGATGATTTAGAAAACAAATTGAACACTATGGACCAGATTATGGATAAAATAAATAGCTTAGAAAATAAGTTTGATAAATATAGAGAAAAAACACCTGAAGAAAAACTTATGTTAAGGTCTTTAGATTCTTATCCATACAATCAAAAATTGACAGATTTTTTCCAAGATAAAGAAGTTGAAATGGAAAAAACAGGAAAAAATGAATATATATTAACCTCCGATGATGTTGAAAACTTCTCTCCAAACGAAATAAAGAAGACTTTTAACATCTATGATGACGAAAAACAAAACTAATAAATAAGGGACCTTTGAGTCCCTTTTTTATTTGACAAACTTGAATATTCACCTATATTTGTTGTAGATAAAAGAGTAATAATTAAAAATTTATTTATGGCAAATTCAGTATTAGATTCAGTACTTGCGCAGTACGAAAAGAACTCAACAACTACGGGTTCACAAAAATCAAACATTTCACAAGAAGACAGATTAAAGAAGTATTTCTCAGCTATTCTTCAGAAGAATGAAAAATCCGCATCACGACGTATTCGTATTTTACCTACAAAAGATGGTTCATCACCATTTGTTGAAGTTTGGTATCATGAAATCCAAGTAAACGGACAATGGGTTAAGTTGTATGACCCTGAAAAAAATGACAACGAACGTTCACCTTTGACTGAAGTTTATAATGAACTGATTTCTACAGGTAAGAAAGAAGACAAAGAATTGGCATCACAATACCGTTCACGTTTATTTTACATTGTAAAAGTAATTGACCGTGACAACGAACAAGATGGTGTTAAATTCTGGCGATTCAAACACAACTACAAACAAGAAGGTGTGTTAGATAAAATTCTCCCTATTTGGAAAGCTAAAGGCGATGTAACTGATGCTGAAAAAGGTCGAGATTTAATCATTGAACTTACAAAAGCAAAAACACCACAAGGAAAAGAGTATACCGTTATTCAAACAATCATGTATGATGACCCTCAACCTTTACACGAGGATAAAGAAATCATGGAAGGATGGCTCCAAGATGAACTTACATGGAATGATGTGTATTCAAAAAAACCCGTAGAATATTTAGAAGCAGTTGCAGTTGGTGAGACACCAATGTGGTCATCTGAACTTAAAAAATATGTTTACGGTGAAGCTGCTGAAATTTCACTTGGAGGGGCAAAACAAGAAACACCAACTCCTGTTGACCCACAAGCAGACGAAGAACCAGCAGAAGATTTGCCATTCTAAATTTAATTAAGCATGGATACTTTTAAACATATTGTGTCCATGCTTTTTTTTATAAACAAATTAAAAAGACAAAATGAAACCAGTGATTGCAGAAAAATTAAAAGAAGCATTAGTTAAAAAATATGAAGCAGAAATTGCTGACGCTGAAGCAAGACTTTATGTTTATTTCACAAATCCTGTTGGGATTGGTGAACATCCACAACACACAGAAGAGATGGATAATTTAGTTGGACAACTTACAGATGCTAAAGATAAGTTGGAAACTATAACAAATTTTAAAATTTACGAAGCATAATGGCTATTAAAAAGAACGACTTTAGTTCACTTAAAAAGAAATTTTCCACATCGGCAAAGTATAAACCACAAAGATTCTTTGACCTTGGTGCTCCGTTTTTGGATGCGGTTGGTTTACCTGGTCCTGCAATGGGACACATCAATATGTTCTTAGGACATTCAGATACGGGTAAGACTACGGCATTAGTTAAGACTGCGGTTGATGCTCAGAAGAAAGGTATTTTACCTGTATTCATCATCACTGAACAAAAATGGTCGTTTGACCACGCTAAGTTAATGGGTTTTGAATGTGAGGAAGTTGTTGATACAGAAACAGGAGAATTAGAGTGGGACGGTTTTTATATATTCAATAATAACTTTGATTATATTGAACAAATCACAGATTACATCAATGATTTATTAGACGCTCAAGAAAAGGGTGATTTAGATTATTCATTATGTATTATGTGGGACTCAGTTGGTTCTGTTCCATGTAAAATGACTTACGAAGGTAAAGGAGGTAAACAACACAACGCAAGTGTTTTAGCTGACAAGATTGGGATGGGAATTAACCAACGTATTTCAGGTTCACGTAAAGCGGATTCAAAATATGAAAAC